TTCATGATTTAGTCCATAAGGAACTAACATGTTGTTTAGGGGATACCGCCAACATAAACGGGACTGTTCATCAGAGCTCATGAGACCCGTGCAGTCTCTTGGCATTTTGATTAGCGTTGAAAATTTTACGTGCTGGTACACAACAACTTTGGGTTGGGTTGACAAGACCCTGAGCTCTGACCCCCTACCCACTAGACCGAGTGGGTGCCTGCTCCCAACAGGACTTCCGCCTCTACTAAACCAGTAAATGATTCCAGTGGTCTGCTCATCCTCAACTTGTCAAAGCTGGGAACGACATTGTCATACAAGTGTTCAAGCGACAGTTGCTCACTCGGTTCAATCCCGAACGCTCTAAAGAATGATACTCTGCTTAGTGGATGTATTTCACCATTAGCATTATCCATACCAAGTGACATAAAGTACATTCCTGGAAGAGAATTCCCCCAGTCTTTCTTTACGTCACCCGTATCTCTGAGTAACATCCGATAGAACGCTCCTAAAACAGGTAGATCACCTGCTAAGGATAAACCGCATTCTGCGATTGCTTTTCGAACAGCTTTCCACTGACCCTCAGACTTGATCGGTCGAAAACTAATCAAATCTTTAGCTAGAGTAACTCGAGGGTCTCTCACCATTCTGTAGCTCACACCGTCGAAAACGGGTGAGGATTGACAAAAGTCTATGTGCTCCAATATATACACCGGGTCTGTCTTTTCCATAACATACCCGAGATTGCAAAACCAATCACCGAGGTCATCCAACTTCTCTAAGTCAGATTGCTCAACAATTAGGATACAATCATCACCGTCATTGACGAACTCATATTTGATCCTCTTGTTATCGAGGTATGAGTACATCATTGCGCACATCAATAGTACGTTACCGAGAGCTGTATTCATGTCTCCACTCATACGGCTCCCGACGGTTTTATAGAACACATCACCATCAGGACAACGACCAAAACCACGGTTATAAACCTGCCAACCTAGCAAGCGTTGTAGTTCAGGATCGTTATCATAAAGGGCCAGATAGACACCATGCTCCCACCGTAAAGCCTGTACTGAACAGTGTTGATCGAAGCGTTTAGCATCATACCCGACAGCAACAGGTTCAGTAAACTGATCCCATTTGCGACGAATTATCTTACCGCGTTGGTCGTTGTTCTTTCCTTTCATAACAACATCTCCAACGCCGGGGAATAGTGAGTCAATCACGTGGTAAATCACGTGCTCAACGTGTTTGAGGTAAATTCCCAAACAGACATTAAAT